AGAACTAGAACTAGAACTGGAACTTGACGCCTCACTCTCTATTGAACTTTCACTACTACTTCTCGCTCTTGCTGAACTGCTTTTTGCGAGGGAGGGTAAAGAAGGCAACGGGGAATAGGTGGAGGTGGATTTGGTCTTTCTACTACTTGCCACACTTGGTGCGGGGGAAGGTTGTCTCACTTCCACGACCCTTTGCGGAGTAGAACGAGGTTGTCTTGCCTTTGGTGGCGGTTTCGCTTTTACCGCATTCTTGCGATACGTTTTGGTATTGGGGTCTTCTGTCAAACCTGCCTTTCTTGCGTTCTTATAAAGCGTCGCTGGGAAACCCCTCGGTTTGTTTTTGGTGGTATATTGCGTATGCTCTCCCCTTTGGACTGCTCTAAAATAACCTATAATGCGTTCTCGGTCTGCCTTGGAGAAATCCCCTAGTGTCGGTGGCGGTGTGCCATTATCCACTTTCAAATTGGGGTCTTCCACGTTTGTTCTTTTTATATTCACAGAAAGGCGACCTTGTCTTGTTGCTAAATTGCGAACCGCCGTCAAGGGATTTACTATTTTCCACCCTTTCTTGGATTTTTGGATAAAGAACGGAGGCACCTCTAGTTCTAAATCTCCCACCTGTGGTAAAGCAACCTTTGCGGTTGCCTCGTCTGTGCGAACCTGCCTTAAAAATTGGTCCGCTTTTACTCCTTTCCCGTCTATTTCCTGTAAATCAAAAGTTATATTCGGCATATATATTACTGGTGATTATTATTTCTAGAGTGTAATTTATTGAATGGACGGATAGGACGGATAGGACTGGACGGATAGAGTTTAGAAAGTCTGTCTATACGGGAACACTTGGATTTTGTTTTTTGTAAATAAAAAAAAAATCCGTGAATGGATTTGTTGGAGGAGGTTTTGAAACGGGGTTTATCCAATCCGTCCTGTCCTATGCGTCCTTTCTGTCTTCTGTGATAATGGTATTAGGGTCTGCTTTGGAGGCATACCACCCTTCACCCACTTCAACCTTGCTTCTTTTTGCGGGGTCAGCAGAGCGGAAAAAGTGTTTAAGCACCCATTCGTTTTTCAAGTGGTCGGTTGATTTGGATAAATCTTCAAACAAGTCGGTAAAGTGTTCGCAATCGCTGTATAGGTCTTTGGTGCGGTTCTCGTATGTGTTTATATAGTGGAGAAACGCTAAACAATACCACCCACAAGCGGAGTTCATTAGCGACTGAATATCCTTTGTGTTGTATGGGATATGACCTCCACCGCAAAAATCGGTTACGATTTGTGGTGGGGGTTGCCCGAAACTATCAAAATAAATCGGTTGCTTCTTCCCGTTGGCGTGTTTATTCACTTGGAAACAGGTGTAGTGCGAACCCTCGTTTCGCTTCCCGTCTTCATTAAACTCGTTCTCCATATTAATTATATACGCCTTGTTGTATTGGAGTTTCTTCTTTGCGAGGCGGTCTTTGAAATCACAAAAAGCGAGTGGCACGTCCATTCGCTCCGCTAAATCCCATATTTGAGTGTCTGTAAGCATTCTTGTATAATTTAGGTGATTATTTTATTCCGCCTAAAACAACAAATTAATCTTTTCCAAAAGGGCGGTCGGTTTGCGAGGAGTATTGCTTCTAAAACCTCATTCGGGTCTTGTTCGCTCTTAAGCATATATATTACCACAAGAGTTTATCGGCGTAATATCCCGCCGTTCCCTTAGTGTGGCGGTCTTTATCGTGCCTGATTTTATATAGTTCCCGCCTCTTCTTTGCGTAGTCAAGTCCTTCTTCTTCAACATAGGTAGGATAATCTTTATACCCACTTGCCCCAATATTAGTGATAAAAAACCCATTCTTATCATATACCTCTATTTTATATTTTGGATTTACACTTGGAAATACCTGAACCCCCAGTTGTTTCGCTCGGCGGTATGTATAGGGTTTTATTTTATACGTCCCCCCACCTTGAAACTTGGGGAGGTTTGCTGAACCCCTTATCTCCTGTTTCAACTCTATCTGCTTCTTTGCGTGGAGCGGGTCTAATTCACTTGCTGTCAAGGGCGTTTTTGCGGAAACCCTCTTGAAGGGGCGGAATACGGGGTATTGGTCGGGTTTGGATATTGACCCCCAATCCTCCTTGAACCACCTCGCCAAATCCTTCGGTTTATTATCTTCGGCATACTTCCCGCCTCGTTGCTTATACGTTTTGACTATCCAACCGCTCTTGTAAGCAGAGGGTTTATCGTATATTTCGTCCGCCTCTTTGCGAACCTTGTTATAAAGTGCTTGGTCTAATATAATTGGCATTATATATTATCCGTATTTTTATTTTGGTGAATTGCCGTTATTTCAAACTCTTTCTCCTCTGCTTCTACGTCCCGAACTATCGTTAAACAACAGCACGAAACCTCCTTACATTTGGATTTGTATGCCATTCTTGCTAAACCTAATAATAGTCCTACCATAGTGGTTATAAACATTCCCCAAAAAACCTCGCTTAGTTGGTCGCTCATTCTACTATTTGCGGAGATTATTTAGGTGTTAGACCCAACTGCTGTATCACCCAGTTTATTATAAAATCGTCATTCGCTCCCCATTCCCCGTATTCGGGTTGAATGAGTTCTAAATTAAATGATTGACTTGTTATGTAGTCTTCCGTAAATAGAATGGCGGTGATAAATGCCTTTTCGTTTAATACTACGTTGGAGACGATTACCCTTAATTGGGTATATACGATTTGTGGTGGAACAACAATTTTGTCTTGGATTGGAATATCGCTGTCGCTACTCATTATATATTGTTCGCAGAAAAGAAATCTGGGTTAATTGTCGCATTAACTAAAATTGTTGCTTACATAGTCTGTAATTGAAACCAACTAGTATTTTGACATACTATAGTTGTTGTGTATTGTGACGCTGATAATGTGAATGAGGTGGTGGCGGTGCCTGAATTATTATAAGGAACCATTACAGACGTTCCCCCTAATGGTAAGAATGTTATTATTCCCGCCCCAGCGTTTGAACGACGGAATGTAATAGTAGTGCCGTTCGCCGTAATAGCAGGGTTGGGTATTGTAATAGTTATTGCTGAACCTGAATTAATAAAATAATAGGTTTTAAGGGGTGTGGTGAGTGTAAAGGAACCCGTAATACTTCCCGTGGGGAAAACCACACTACCTGTCAAAGCACCTGTGAAAGAGGTTGCGTTTATGTTTGTGGCGGAGAGGGTGAAGGAACTGGGGTTGTATGTAAAGTTAGTTATGCCGTCTGTGTAAAGTTGTCCCGAGGGTAAAGAACCGACAAATGTGACTGGGAACTCTTGATTTGTGCCAGCGGTGTTCGCAATAATTTTGACGTTTGAGGCAATACCTGTGAAAGTGTTCGCTGACAAATTGCCGTTGGTTGTGTTGTAGGTGAGACTTGTTGTGCTTGGGTCAATCAAAAGACCCTTGTTTCCTGCTGTATCCCCCGTCACAAAAGTAGGATACACAAGGGTAGAAGTATTATCAATCCCAACCGCAACATTCGTGGCGTTCGTGGCGGTTGTTGCTGTTGTAGCATTACCCGACAAGGCACCTGAAAAATTGGTGGAGGATAGGGTGTTGGTGCCTGTTTCAAAGGAAAGGGTGGTTTTAGCAGTTAAAAACGACGCTACAACCGCAGTCCCATTTGACGTTGAAAATGTAGGGTAAAATGTGTTTGTGGTGGCGGAGGCGGTCCCTACGGAAATCTGCGTCGTAAATCCGTTCGCTTGGAAATTACTGAAAGTATTTGTGGAAGGGACATAACTAACTTTATTTGCTCCGCTCCCATTTCGTAATATTTGATTTGCTCCGCTCCCACTAGCAAATAACGGGTAATATGTTACTGCGTCGGTTGTGTTTGTGATTGTGGCGGTTGATACGTTTTGTGTATAAAAAATATTCCAAGCAGGGGTTCCAAGTGCCGTGTCCCAATAAACCCCGAGGGTTGTGCTTGGTGTTATGGTGGTTGTGGTTGTTCCTGTCCCGTATAACCCCGCAAAGTTCCCTTGTCCCTCACGTGCGGAGAGCGTAAAACTGACGGCACTAGCATTTTGAATATAAATAGGAGTGTTTGTATATTTGATTGGTGCCGTGGTGACGACACTAGGTAGTCTAAGAGTGAAACCAACGCTGGTAGTTACGCTCGTCAAGGAATTAAGTGCGTCGTCCGTGAGGTCTATTGGACCTAAAAAACCCCCGTTTGCGTATGTGAGGTAGTTAATCCCTGAGGAAATGCTTGTTCCGTTTGCGTAAGTCACAATACCTTCCAAATTACCTACGAACTTGGTGGCGGTTATTGAGTTTTCGTTTGGATTACACTTTATTAATGCTGTCTTTCTAATTTCTCCCGTTCCCGTTGAGGAACTATCGCTGAAATTGAGGAAGTGGTCGGTATTACTATTTGAATTGCGGGTAGTGTATCCATTCTTGTCTATTATGTTTGTGGTTGTGCCGTCTGTGAGCGTAATACGAGGGTCACTCGCACCGAAGTTTGGTAATAATGAAATCACGTTTGAACCTGTGGGTGTGTTGTTGAGAGCAATTGAATTGGTTGCGGTATTACCCCCTGTTAGGACAGCGGATAAATTAGAGGCACCTCCTCCTGCTGTGGTTTGTTCTGTGTTGTCGGGAAACCTTATAAACCCCCCGCTTCCTGCTTTCATTATAATATTGGTGTTTGCCGTGATTTGACCTGTCGCTATTAAAGACCCGTTAATGGTTTCGCTCCCTTGCGACTGAGGGTATTGTAAAAAGTATTGTGATAATCTTGCTATGGTTTCAGGGTCTTCGGTATTCCTATGAAAATTATTACTATCAAAGATAGGGAGGTTCTCGTTTGGTGGCGGGTAAGCACTCATATCTATATTATTAAGCGGATATAATAATCTATGCTAAAGCGACTAATTATTCTTAGATTGTGTGTTTTAGCAATCAAATTATTATATCCGTATTAATGTATAGTTAATGCCTCGCACTAAAAAGGAAGATAAGACGGAAGACCCTGCCCCGCAAAGTGTCGGTGGTGGTGTCATTAATTTCTACCAAAAAATACCAAAGGAAATGCTTGACGAACCCGAGAACCCCAACTTTGATATACACCATATTAAACTCCCCTTCCGTATGGTGGTTTCGGCACCCTCGGGTTCGGGTAAATCCAACTTCCTCGTAAATCTTATCCATTTGTTCTCGCAAGGGGCAAAGGGGACGTTTGCTGATATAACCATTATCACGAGAAACAAGGACGAACCGCTCTATAATTTTTTGACTAAGAAATGCGACCAAATCCAAATCAAGGAGGGTCTCCACAATATCCCTCAACTAGACAAGTTTGACAAAAAGTTAAACCACTTGGTGTGTTTTGACGACTTGGTTTTAGCGAAAGACCAATCCTCTATTGAGTACTTTTATATCCGTGCGAGATAGTTAAACTGCTCCGTCGTGTATCTGTCTCAGTCGTTCTTTGACATTCCTAAAATGATAAGGAAGAATTGTAATTATATGGTGTTTCTCAAAATCGGCGGTATGCGTGAAGTCAAGACCATTTTGCGAGACTTCTCTTTAAATTGCTCTAAAGAACAATTAGTGAATATGTATAACCACGCCACACAGGAGAAATTGTCGCCGTTTGTGATTGATATTGAGGAAAAGGATAATACCAAGAAGTTCCGCAAAGGTTTCACCGAATACCTTGACCCTAAACAATATGGGGAGGACGAAAAGGTATGAAGGGCGGGTGAGGACGCATAGGACAGGACGGGTCGCAAAAATCACGTTTCAAAACCTCCTCCAAGAAATCCACCCTCTTTTTTTTTTTTTTTTTTACAAAAAACAAAATCCAAACTCGCCCGTATAGGCAGACTTTCTAAACTCTATCCGTCCAGTCTAATCTGTCCTATCCGTCCAAGGAGAAAAAAAAGGTATAAAGGTATTAGTTATAATTACAAGGCAGGAGGACAAATAGGTATAAAGGCAGGGTAGGGCAGGTGTTTATTTTTCTTTTTCTTCGTCTTCGTCTTCGTCTTCGTCTTCGTCTTCGTCTTCGTCTTCGCCTTCGCAACCCCCGTGTTGAAACCAGCATTCTTGGCAGTAGTTTCTATATTCCGCTCCCTTGCTCGGGTCGTCACCACACCTGACGCACCAGTTCAGTTCAAGGGGGTTGCGAAACTCGGCGAGTTCCTCTTCGGTCAGTTCGCCCATAGCAACAAACGAGTTACGCTTTTTGTGGAACTCGTAGTCGGTGCTTTCCTTTTTGAAACACTCAAAGCAGTATGGGGTAATCGTTTTCCCGTATGGAGTGTCAAAGGTCGCCTCAACCCACTCGTCGTCGTCTTGGTGGATATGCTCGTCACACTCGCAACACTCCGTCCAGTTTGCGTTCCAGCACCTATCACACCACATATTGTCGTATCTGTCCTCGGTCAAGTCGTAAGTAGAACGCTCGTCACCGCACCCACAGCATACGTTGTCTAGGGAGGGGTCAAAACAGCACTCGCATTTGGGGGCGTCCTCACAGCGTTCTTCTTCAGGTTCCTTCTCCTCTTTTGGGGCAGGATTACTTACCGCTTTCTTGAGGTCTTCTAGGGTCTTAATAAATCCTTGTAATGTTAATGTTAATTCGTCGCATACACCAATCTCGGCAACGAGAGAGGTAATGGTAGAGATTTGAGAAAGGGTATTCATTTCGTTCGGTTGAAAGTTTAATACTAAGTTGGTGTGAATGTAATGTCATACGATAATAGAATAAAATGTATTTCAATTTTTTATTGGTTCCGCAATTAGGGCAAAAAAGGAGGTCGCTTCAAAAAAAAAGGATTAATTATATTACAAACAACTTAAAGAAATACAAGAGGTCAAACAGGTATAAAGGCAGTAGGGCGTATTTATTTTTTTGAGGCAATTCTCTTTGCTAGGAGTTGTGAGATTGGTTCGTCCTCCTCGTCGCTGTCCTCAACATTCAAGACGAGGATTGGGGGGGGCGTCCGTTTCTTGGGTCTGCCTCTTTTAGGGGGTGCTGGTTCGTCCGTCCTCGCTTGTAATCGCACAGCGTCCATTTCGGCGATATGGTTCGCAATCCACTCCTCGCTCTTTGCCTTGCGTCTCGCAAAGTCGGCAATAAGGATTTGCCCGACTTGATAGAACTTGTGGTTGGTGGTCTTGTTAAAGTGTTCGGGTCTTTCGGTGAGGGTTAAACCACACGCAATCCTCTTGCTGTTTTGGATAGTGAGACACTTGGCAGTCTGCTTGTGCTTACTCCACCCTTTCTTTGCGATATAGGTGTCGCACTTGCTACAAAACTTAAAGTGTTTGGGGTCCTCCGCCTTGGCAAGGGTCGCCGTCGGTTTCGCTCTCTCGGGTCTAGAGACTGACGCTCTCAGGGCAACATAGACGGGATTTTGTTGCTGGAAATCGGTGGCGAACTTGTTGAGTTCCTTTACGATATTCGCAAACTCCAAATATTCACCCTCCGTCATAGGAGTTGGACGATTTAGTTCCTCTATTCTAGCAAATAGGTCTTGTAATTGATTAGCAAAAGTTTTTCTCAAACCATAGGTAGTCCGCAAACCAGCAATAGTTGCGTTTCCCTCAACGTTAATGACTTGTTCGGGGTTCATTCTTATAGAGTAATAAGGAGGTATATCTTTATACCAATTATGTATAAACATATTTTGTATTTCAATTTTCTTTAAAAACCACTTAAAGAGCAAAAAGGGTTTCGCAACGGCGACCAGTAAAAAAGGGTTAATTAAATTACAAGGCAAATAGAGGTCAAACAGGTATAAAGGTATAGGGTATATAAAGGGTTAATATTCTAAGTTGTCGTGTGCCAAGAAGTTCCTGAAGTTTGGGTAGTATCCAATATCCACGCCCTCCACGCAGTCCTCGTAGTCCTCCTCGTCGCCGTCCTCCTTGAAACTGCCGTTGAAGTTGTTGATAAAGACATACCCGTCTTGTAG